GATGACACTGACAGCGCAGCGGCGGCCCTTGAAGGAGACGTTCTGGATCGACCTCACCAGGCTCGATGAGTCGGGCGGCATCATCAAGAAGCTCCCCCGCGGCCGGTACCGTGTAGGCCCTGTGAAGGCCCAGCACTGTTTCGTTGAGTCAACCGGCAAGGGCCTGATGAAGAACAAGAACAACCGGCGGTATCCGGCGGAGTCCACCTGGGGCCGGCACTGCCAGCCTGGCTCCGAGTTCATGGAGAAGGTCCATCGCCGCCGGGTGATCGGCCAGCTGGAGCACCCCAGCACCGGGCGGTCGAGCATGGACAAGGGCGCGGTCATCATCACCGAGGTGTACCCCCCGGATGAGGACGGCGAGATCAACATCGTCTTCGAGACCATGAGCACCCCGGACGGCCGCATCGTCGGGAATTACATCGAGGACCGCGCCGGCTTCGGGCTGAGCTCCAGGGGCAACGGTTCCACCATCACGGTGGAGGGTGTCGATGTGGTGCAGGAGGATTTCGAGCCGATGACCTGGGACTGCGTGCTGGATGAGAGCACCCCAGGATCTGAGGTGGCGGCGCAACGCATCGCGGAGTCCCGCCAACAACTTTTGGAGGCGGCCGGCGGAGACGAGGCCAAGGCCCAGGCGTTGGCGCTCCAGGAGACGGAAGAAGCTCTGAGGCGGGACGCCCCGTGTGATGGGTGCTCCTCGTGCCAGAATTGCGGGAAGGTCTCCGAGGCCGGAGAGATGGGCGGCGATGGGAAAGTCCCTACCGGGTACAACGAGTTCATCCTTGCCACCCCGGATGAGGACGGCCACTACCGCGCCTACGACAGCGGCGGCAATTGGGACGTGTACCTCCACATCCACAACCTCCGCCCCACTCTCATCGCCAGCGGCCTCCAGACCCGCCAGGCTTGCAAGGATGCAGCGGAAGCCCACCTTGCCCGCGTGGTCGGGGAGGCTGTGCTGGCGGAGATCGGGCTCGCGGAGAAGGGCGGAACCAAGTACTCCCCCAAGGCCCGCGAGTTCATCTCCAAGGAGATCGGGAAGCTGGTCAAGCGCGGCCCGTCCGAGGGGCCCCAGAAGGGCAAGAAGTACCCGCAGAAGAGGGCGGTCGCAGCGGCCATGTCGGCGGCCAGGGAAAAGGGGATGAAGGTCCCCCCTCCCAGGCGGAAGACGAAAGCCGAGTCCTACGCCGTCAGCAACGTGTCCATGATCGACGGCACCTCCATCCGCCTGGACGATTTCAACAACTCGAAGGAGGCGGAGACTGCCGCGCGTGCTTTGGAGAAGGCGGCCTTCCTTGGTGTGGATCTCACGAACGGCACCGTCACGGTGCATACGGGTTACGCGGACCCAGAGCAGGCCGCCGAGCATGTCCAGCGTGTACTGGACGCGGCTGGCATCGAGGTGGAACGGGACCCGCTGGCTGAGGAGATGAGCGAGATGGCAAGGCTCCAAATCAACGAGATATTCGGGTTCGGCAAGCGTAAGAAGAAGGCCAAGAGTGCTGCGGATGAGATCCGTAGGAGATCCGCAGAGATGGCGAAGAAGCGGAAAGCCAAAGGACGCAAGGACCCGTTCGCGGAAGGGTACGATGGAGTCGAAGAGTACGAAGACGAGAACTACTCCTTCGACCCCGACGTGGGCGTCCCCGTCTACCAGATGACCGCCGGCCAGGTTTCCCTGGCGGAGGAGTGCGGCCGAGTCCACGAATACGACGTGGATCTGGATGACCCGGAGGACCTCGACCTGGACCTCGACCAGGACATGGCGGCCGTCCTGCTCCTCTACGACTACTCCATGGAGGAAGAGGAAGAGGAAGAGGAAGAGGAAGACGGCGACATGGAGGACGAGGAAGACCTCGAAGAGGAAGACGACGAGGCCGACGACGAGGACGACGAGGCCGACGACGAGGCCGACGACGAGGACGACGACGAGGAAGACGAGGAAGAGCTCGAAGAGTTCGATTACGAGCTCGAAGACGAGCCCATGGGTGAGTACGACCCAGACCTCGGCTACCCTGAGATGGAATGCGATTACCGGGGATAGGCATGGGTATCCCAGCAGATCCATGGTACGGAGTTGAACGGGCCTACGCCCCTCCCGGCGGCCCGGAATGGGACGACGATGAGGAGGATGAGGAGGAGGTTTCGGAAATGAGCATTTTGCAGCCGGCCTATGCCTTCAAGGCTAACAACCGGCGCACCGGCGGCTGGGTCCAGTTCTATTTCGATGGAAACGACCAGCTTGTGGAGATGCGCGAGTTCGACGCTGAGGGCGATGTCATACGTCGCGCTGGGTACCTTGGCTCCATCGAGGAAGACGAGGATGATGGCGGGGAGGAGGTCTATGAGGGGGATGCATACGCTAGCCCCCAGGACAACCCCTACGTCCGCGCCCAGATCAACAAGGCCATGCTCGCCCTAACGGCCCCGGAAAATATGGCCGAGGCCGCCTTCGAGGATGTCTTTCAGAACGCTTTGGAAGAGGAGTTCACGGCCCCTGGGTCCATGCGTTCCCACTTCGCCAAGATTTGGGACAAGAAGTCGCCGGAGTTCAACAAGCCCTGGGCTAAGAAGTGGCGCAGGGGCTACGCGGCCGAGTACGGCCTCAACCAGCAGAAAGCCGCCAAGGGTGACCGTGTGGCCGTGAACAGCAAGGCGGCCAAAGATAAGCGTAGGAAGAAGCGCGCGAATCGTAGGTTCGCTACCTCCAAACTCCTCAAGAACATCCCAGGAGGGAAGGCGAAGGCCAAGAAGAAGGGCAAGAAAACCGAGTCCGTCCAGGAGGCTATCCCCGGCGGGACAGCAGGCCGCAAGGGCGCGTTCGCCGCAGCCTGGGACCGCACCCACCCGGACTTCGATGACTACGCAGACTTCCGGGCCGACTGGGCTGAGGAGCATGGCATGAACCCGGAGCTGGCACGCGGGGAAGGTCTGCGCCAGCTCAAGAAGAAGAACCTCAAGAAGAAGAAGAAGAAGAAGAAGGGGAAGAAGGGCAAGAAGGCCGAGTCCTACTTCCAAGACGAGATCGGCCGGCTGGAGACCGAGAACAACACGCTCCGCAGCCTGATTTCGGAGATGGCGGCCAAGCACAAGCTCGACGTGATCCTTCGTGAGCACCCCGAGCTGCGCAGGTTGGAAAGCCGCCTGTCGGAGATTCGAGACGTAGAGGTGTTGGAGGCGGAGGCCAACGCTCTCGTTCATGCGATCCAGGAGGCGAGTGGGTCTCCGATCAGTGTGCCTGAGACGCCGCGGGTGGTGGATGGCGCGCGTAGCGCCAGCGTCCCCAACGCGCCCACCGGGCCGCTGAACGAGGACCACAACACGTCGCTGGTTAGCAACCTGAACGAGTCGGATGACCCGTTCACCCGTGCGAGGGCGCATCGTCAGCGCCAGCGCGAGACGAGCCAGGCGCGGGCGTCGTCGCTTGGCGAGTAGTAGGCTTCGAGAAGAGAAGGAGGAAGAGGAATGCCTCTTGCCACCAGAGAGCAACTGAAGCGCGCCCGCAGCATCGAAACGAGGCTCGTAGAGTCGAAGCGGGCGCTGGTCGAGAAGTACCGCCGTTTCAACATGCCGGACTACGGCATCGACAAGACGATGAACCCGATGGCCATTCTGGAGGATGACCGCGGGCACATCGAACCCATGAAAGCCGTCCGCACGGCGATGCTCATGGAGAACTTCCTGAAGCAGACCCTTGGGGACTTCTCGGCCGGCAGGCTCGAAGAGACCTCGCGGGCGAGCATCCCGGCCTGGATCAAGAACGGCCTGGCCCTGATCGCCTCCGCCCAGGCGGACGACATCATCGACCGGGTGATCTCGGTGCAGCCCCTACCGTCGAAGTCCGCCAGGATTCACTACCTGGACATCGTGACGGAACGGGCCAAGGGGAGGAACATTCCCGACCGCGCCAAGATGTTCGACGCGCTGGCCGGGTTCCGTGGAACCCAGGACTTCAGCTCGAACAACATCCCCGGCGAGATCATCGGCCCCTCCGGGACCACCGACTACACCCCGATCCTCGGCTACGGGCCGGTGATCCCTGGCACGGTGGTGCTGACGGACGGGACGCGGGTTGTCCGCGACGACCGCAATGGGAACCTGATCGGTGACGTGGGTGCCACTGGCGGCGGCATCACGAACAGCATCGACTACCTCACCCGCCAGGTGTCCGTGCGCTTCAACGCGGCCACTTCCGGCACGGTGACGGCCGACTACCAGTACAACATCGAGGCCGCTCTCCAGCTGCCCGAGTACGGCATCCTCCTCCGGGCGGAGACCGTCGAGGCGCTACCCAGGGCGCTCGGTGCTTCCTGGTCGCAGCAGGCCGTGATCGACTTCATGAACGACTTTGGGATCGACGCCGAGCCCACGATCATCGAGGCCGGGTCGAGGCTCATCAACCAGGAGAAGTTCAAGCACGTCGTCAACACCCTCCGGCAGAACGCCACGGGTGGGAGCCTCGTGTGGGACAACACGGCCCCGGTCGGTGTCTCCTACCGCGACCACCTCAAGACGCTGGCGATCTACATCCAGCGCCTTCAGGACCTGGTGTGGGAAGCCACGCAGACCGTTCACCCGAACGTCATGGTCATCCACCCGAGCATCCTGTTCGCCGTCAGCTACCAGGACGGCTACGAAGGCCAGAAGTACGCCAACGACGGCGTGGCCGGCCCCCGCTACGTCGGCCGGCTCACGAAGCAGGGCATCGATGTGTTCGCGGACCCGACGTTCCCCCGCGACCAGGGCCTCCTCACCCACCGCGGCGCTGAGTTCGTGAGCACCGCGGCGGTCCTCGGCAACTACATCGATCTCTACAAGGCCCCGATCCACACGCGCGCCTTCCGTAAGGACTTCGCACTCCTTACGGAGTACGCCATCAAGATCGTGGACAGCGACCACATCGCCACCTTCCAGGTGACTGGTCTGTAGGCCAATCGCTGATCTTCCGAGCCCGGCCCAGCCGGGCTCGTTCTATGTACGGCTGGAATCGCGTTGGGCCCGTATGCTAGACTGAACGCCTGGACTAGA